AACTGTTAAGGATAGGTTATTAAACGATAAAAAAGATATAAAGGAAGATTTTATTAAAAATATATCTAAATTAGTTGAACTGAAAAGTTCATTATCTTAAAATTATGGGAGAGATTAGTGAAAACGTGAAAAAATTAAAAGAACTAAGAGAAAAGTTGTGTCAGACACAACAAGAAGATAGTTCATATAAAGCTCTTTTAATAGAGTTAAAATGTATCGTAGATAACGGTAAAGGTGAGATTGATAGTGTTTCTGGAGAAAAAGGTAAAATTAAATGTTACGAAAACATGTGTGTTAGAGTAATGAACTTATTAGGAAATGTAAAACTATAATATAAAATGGCAGATAAAGAAACTTGGGATGATTACAGTAAATTGGTTTTAAAAGAATTAGAACGTTTAAACGATAACTATGTGGATATGCGTAAGGATATGGATAGTCGTTTTACAGAACTAAATCAAAAACTGACTGAAGTTAAAAATTTTGAAACTAAAGTTCAAGAACATGACCTTTGGGTTGATAAGGTAAGTGAAATTTGGAGCCCAACGCAAATGAAGGAAGCTAAAGATGAATTATATAAACAAAAAAATAGATGGGTTGCTGCTATTGCAGTTATTTCATTTGTACAGATTGTTATAGGTATAGCGGTAGCTTTATGGGGTAAATTCTAGGGGTATTGACTATGCCAGGTATTTTTATTATATTTGTAATAAAAATATGAAAACTGGTAAAGAAATTAAAACTAATAAACACAAGAATTACAATATTATATTTGGTAGTGTAAATAATAAGAAACCTAAAGCGATATATATTAATGTATCAGCATGGGTTGAACCTAGTGAGGATAATGGGTTTAATTACAATCATTCAATTAGGGACTTAAATAAAAAGATACGACAATCATTATTCGGGTATATAAATTCAGATTATGAGATTATGTTTAAGAACGATAAAACGATAGTTGATTTAGATATACGTGAGTCTGGAATAAAACTAGGTAAAAGAAGTTTTATGAATTGTGAAATAACTTTATTTCTAGAAAGTGAAATTCCATTAACATCTGAAGTAATGCTCGATAGGTTAGTTTTAATTTCAGATACTTTAATAAAGACAGTATTTGATAGTAATAAAACATTTAATTTTCATAAGAAAAAAAAATAAAAAATAAATAATACAAATTAATAAAGGCCCGTTTGGGCCTTTTTTATTTTACGCATATATTTATAGCTATAATCATATAATATGGATAAAGATATAAAAATATTAAAGCGTGGAGAAAGTGGTTACGGCTACTTGATAGAACATGATGCTGGTTACATCTCTCCAGATGAGCCAAGAAATTTACCTTTCATAAACGAGATGAAAAAACTTGAAAGTGGTAAGTTGGTTATAGCAGAACCATTATTGGTGTATGTGGTATTACAGAAGTTTGGAATACTTAATCGAAATGGACGTATATATCCAGAGGCTGTTCTTAGGAACCAAGATAGACTTTATCAAGAGGCTATTATAGAGCGTAGAGCAGTAGGTGAGTTAGACCACCCAGAATCTTCTATTATCGCTGGTGATAGGATTTCACATAATATTGTTGAAACGTGGTGGGAAGGTCACACACTTATGGGTAAGATGGAAGTTATAATGAGTCCAGGTTTTGTTAACCTAGGGATTATATCTTGTAAAGGTGATGACGTTGCCAACTTATTAAGAAATAGAATAAAGATTGGTGTATCATCAAGAGGTGTTGGTTCACTTCAAGAAGGTAAAGATGGTCAGCAGATAGTTCAAGATGATTTTGAGATAATTTGTTGGGATGTAGTTACCGCACCATCTACACCAGATGCTTGGATTGGTAGAAACCATGAAGACTTAAAACCTTACGTAGAGAACGTAAACATAAAAAAACCATTACTTAATGAAAATCTTTTAGACGATTTAGATAAATTTTTATCTGATTAAGTTTTTATTTTACATTTTTTTACATAAAAAATGAATTTTATGGAAATAATATATATTTATTACCAAATGGGGTCAGACCTTAATATTTTATCTAATAAAATAAATTAACAATTTAAAAATAAAATGGCAGAAAAGAAATCAATAATCGAAGAAGCAATGTTGGATATTAAAAATATTCAAAATGCTCTTAATGCTAACACAAAAGAAATACTTCGTAGCGTTGCTAAAGAAGAAATTGATAGTGTTGTAAAAGAATCTCTTTCAAGAATGGAAGAAGTTTATGAGGAAGAAGAATTAGAGGATGACACTCTTGATATTGAAGGTACTGAAGAAGTAGCTGATGATATCACGTTAGGTGGTGACTCTGAAGAATTAGAAGGTGGACTAGATAACATGGGTGACTCTGAAGAAGTGGCTGCTGAACCAGAAATGGGAATGGAACCAGAATTAGGAATGGACGTTGATGCGTTAGATGGAGAGGACATGGATATGACGGGAGCATCTGATGATGACGTAATCGCAATTTATAAAAAAATGAGTGGTGAAGACGAAATCGAAGTTGTTGGTGATGAGCTTCATTTAAATGTTCAAGAGCCAGGTGAGTATATCGTAAAGTTAGATGCATTAGAAGGTGAAGAAGAAGAAGTGGATATGGATTCTAGTATAGGAGACTTAGACATAGAAGATGAAGCTGGAGATGATGTAGAATATGATATTGAAATGGATGATGATTCTGAAGAAGCTGAAGGTGGTTTACCAACTGTAGGTGGTGAAGAAGAATCTGAAGAAGAAGGTGGAGACATTGAAGGTGTTGAGTCTGAAGAAGGTGAAGAAGATGAAGAATTAGATGAAACTAGATATGTTGGTGGAAGAGTGGCGAAAGTTGCAACATCACATACTAATGCTAAACTTCAAAAAGAAGCTTTATCAAAATCAAAAAAATTAGTTTCTGAAACAGCTAAGAAGTATAATACTTTATTAAAAGAAGCTACTAAGCTAAAAAGTGAAAACGAACAATTCAGAGGTGCATTAAAAGAATTTAGAACTAAGTTAATTGAAACTGTAGTTTGGAATACTAATCTTGCAAGTGTTACTAGTTTGTTCACAGAACATTCTACTACAAAAACTGAAAAAGGAAGTATATTAAAAAGATTTGATGATGTAACAAGCATTAAAGAATCAAAAAAATTAGCTAAAACTATTGAAGGTGAATTGGAATCAAGAAAACCAATTTCTGAAGCAGTTGAGAGCAAAATTATTAAGGAAGCAACAACAAGTGTATCAAAAAAGTTAAATGAAAGTAACGCTTATGCTGACACATCTACAAAAAGAATCATGGATTTGATTAATAGAGTAGAAAAAAGATAATAAAAATAACCTATAACAAAAATAAAAACAAAAAACAAATTATGTCACATTTATTAACATCTGGACAAGTTGGGAACATCGGATTAAACCACATGAAGGCTATCCGTTTAGAAACTCAATCAAAATGGGATTCATTAGGATTCTTAGAAGGTCTTAAAGGTCACGTTAAAGAAAATATCGCTCAATTATATGAAAACCAAGCGTCTACATTATTAACTGAGTCTACATCAAGTAATTCTTCTGGTTCTTTCGAGACAGTTGTATTCCCTATTGTACGTAGAGTATTCTCTAAATTATTAGCTAATGATATCGTATCAGTACAAGCTATGAATATGCCAATTGGTAAATTATTCTATTTCGTACCACAAACATCTAGTCGTGTTGACCAAAATGGTGTTGCTGGAAACAATTATTCATCTAATGCTGCATCTGATGTATACGGAACAACATTCTCAGCACATACTGGTATGGCTGCTGAAGGTATTCCTTCATGTGTATTACCAGCTGATGGAACATGTGTAGTTACACCATTCTTAGCAAAAAATCTTTATGATTTATTTTATAATGATGGTTTATTTGATAACTCTAAAGGTACTTTAACTATTCGTACTCACGCTGGTCCACAAACATTGTCTATGGATTCAAACGGTGCTTACACTATTAGTGCTCCAGCTTCAACTTTAGCTACGTCTACTGATGGTTCTGTAAGAAGTATTATTTTAGCTATCTCTGGATTTTCTCCAAATAACTCAAACAAAGCAATCATGACTGGTGCTGATGGGAACCAAATGGATACTGAGTCTTTCTTAGCTTCATTACACGTTGTACCTTCTGCTGGAATTAATGACCAAGATAATAACGTTATTATCGCTGCTAACAAGGAAATTCCTTTTAGATTAGTAACACAACAATACGGTAAAGGTATCGTAGATTATTCTTCATTGACTGATTCTACTGGTAACTTATATATTGAATTAGATTTACGTCACCCAGTTGGTGTAACTGCTACGGGAGCTGCTAACGCTGGAACGTCTACATACGATGGTTATGTTGGTGCATCTGCTACTACAGTATCTGCATTTACATTCACTGCTGCATGGGGTGAATACGCATCATTAGAACTAGAAACTGAAATGGGAGAAGTATCTTTCACATTGGATGAAGTTGTTGTTGCTGTTGAAGAAAGAAAATTAAGAGCTACATGGTCTCCAGAGTTAGCACAAGATGTTTCTGCATTCCATAACATCGATGCTGAAGCTGAATTAACAGCTATGTTGTCTGAACAAGTTGCTGCTGAAATCGATAGAGAAATCTTAAGAGATATCCGTAAAGCTGCTGCATGGCAATTACGTTGGGATTATAATGGATGGAGAAAAGCTTCGACTTCTGCAAGTCCTTATACTCAAAAAGAGTGGAACCAAACTTTAATTACTAAATTAAATCAAGTTTCTGCACAAATACATAAATCAACTCTTAGAGGTGGTGCTAACTTCATCGTTGTATCTTCTGAAATCTCAGCTATCTTTGATGATTTAGAATACTTCCACGTAAGTGATGCTAACCCAGAGCAAGATTCATACAACATGGGTATTGAAAGAATTGGTTCTTTAAGTGGACGTTACCAAGTGTACCGTGACCCTTACGCTCCAGCTTACTCAGTAATCATTGGACATAAAGGTAAATCATTGTTAGATACTGGGTACATTTATGCACCATACGTACCTTTACAATTGACACCAACAATGTATAACCCATTCAATTTCGCACCAGTGAAAGGAATCATGACTCGTTACGCTAAGAAAGTAGTGAACAATAGATTCTACGGTCACGTGAGAGTTGATGGAGTTCAAACATTTAACATCAATGAATTAAGATAATATAATTTCTTATATAAACATTAAAAGTCTAATCGAAAGGTTAGACTTTTTTTGTGTTATATACTTTTATTAATACAAACTAAAAAATCCGAAGATATAATACCTTCGAATTTTTATGTTAACTCCTTTATTTTTATTTAAGCTTTTGTACCACAGCTGGAACAGAACTTATCTCCTTTACCTAACTTACTACCACAAAATGTGCAGTATACTTTTACTTTAATATCATCTACAGTATTTATTTTTTGTGATACTGGTAACATTTTACATTCAATAGTATGGAATGGTGAAAATTCAAAATCCATGACTACACTTTTTATTTTTTGTTCTGATGTAGAACCTTGTTCAACTTTACCAGTTTCTATTTTATTATTTAAATTTACATTTAAACTTTTTTCAGTGTTAGAACCTATCGGAGTTGTAAGATTAGCATCGTACATACTACCAGATATAAATCTACTAGTTGTAGTATTATTAAATGAATTATAATTACCACTATTATCTGATGGACTTACATAAGTATTACCAAAATCATGAAGTGAGAGAGTCATTAGTGTTGTTTCTCTAAAAAATTCAACCTTAAAATCTCCGTTATTTTTAATAGCTTTTTTAACTTCTTCAGAGTTTGATACTTCATATGTATCGAATAAGAATTTTTTAGCTACATCAATATATCGTTCTAGGAAAATTCTTTCACCTTGTCTTATAATTAATCCACCTTGAGATATAGCCTTATCGTTAAGGTATATCTTAGCCATTATAACGTCTTGTGTTGGGTTGAATAGTTCTATCTGGAACTCTTGCCCCTTTTGTAGATAATACGTTGGCATATCGCCCGTATTCTTATATAATTTTACTCTACTTTTGTTTACAGCAATGTTTGCTGATGGTACTGGTACCAAATTGTTTTCTTTAATCATATTTTAACTTTTTAATATTTGTTATTATCGTACTAATACCTTTGTTGTTTTAAAACAACTCTAAACCGTTTTAATGGTCGGGACTAATACTGTGGAGTTAACACATGTATAAATATAGTGACTTTTAATAAAATGTCAAATTTTTAATTTTTATTGACCATTTCTTAATTCTACTTGATTAATGATTTCGAACGCTAATGTATTTTTTAGTGTTGTTACTTCTAAGTTTGATGTAACTAAAATATCTAAATGATATATGTTAGGAATCAAACTTTCAGTATCTAGTAAAAAATAATAATTATTATTACTAATTTCAATTGGTTGAAAATCTATAACAGTTAATTCTGAAGTTCCTTCTAAAACATAAATTCTATACTTAATATCACTTATATTTTGAGTTTGCTCTACAGTATATGGTATTCTAGCTGATACTAAAACTTTACGAATATCACCTCTTTTAATTTTTTCTTTATTTTGAATACCAGTTACATTTACTGCTACTTTTTTAGGTAAAGAACCACTATCACCGATATTATAATAATCCATTGAATCTACCATAACGAAAGATAAATCAATATTCGGTCTAGATACACCATTAATAGTTATACCAGTCCATGTATCGCTATACATAGTACAAGAATTTGTTGGTGATGTAGGAACGTTTATATCTATCGAATAAACACCTTTTGTTATGTGATTGACATCTGAGGTTGTATAAGCACTAAATAGTGTGTCAGACTCATCAAATACGTTAACTGAAGGTAATGAATCCAAATTGGTTGGAGAACCACCTACGTTTACATAAAGATAAAGTTTATTGGCCTTGTCTAAGTAAAAGTTATTTCTATCATCTGTAATATGGTTATCATAAACAGTTTCAATAAAAGGTTCATAAAATGTTTGAGTATTGTTTGTAAAGAACCCAACGTATCTTAATTGAGCAGTACTTAAAAGTTCAAATGAACGAGGAAATGCAATACCTAAACCATGATTAGTATCACCAGTAAGTACACCGTTTACATAATCACTAATATCCATTTCTATATTTTCATTACCTTTATCAAAATGTTGTGTTGTTACAGTAATACCAGAAGGTGAACCAGAATAAACTCCAGTACCACCACTCCATGAAATACCAGTTTGTGGACTGGCCCAGTTAGATGACAACGTTGAATATGCTATATTACCAGAAATAGGCACTTCAAAATCATATCCAACACCATTGTCCCATGGTTGTTGAATCTTAAAAAGCATAAGGTCGAAAGAAGATGTTCTATCTTTTGAACCCATCATAGTATTTAACAAATCTTTATCAAAACTACCAGTATTTGTCATCCTTAAAGTGTGTTTAAGTTTAGATAAATCTGTATATGTATTTCCAGTATATAATGCCTTTAATCTAGCCTCATCAAAATGAAATAAGAATCTACTGTATTGTTCTAATCCAATAGCACCACCATAAAATAATTCAGTAACTGGGTTTAATCCAGTATTTACAGTTGAATTACTTACAATTGTATTGTTCTTGTCAAAATATGTACGTATTACCATGGTTTGTTTTATTAATAAATATCACGAAACCTTAATTAATTCGAATGTTTTTAGATAACATTTTATTTTCTAAGTCTTCAGCATTTGCTTTTAAATTAGCTATTGATTTAATATTACCAGAAGAGGTTAAATCTGTAGATGGATTACCACTACCATTGTGAACATGACTAAGTATCGCATTCTTAAGTAATTTTAAATAATCTAACAATATATCACCAAAAGGTAACTGATGTGCATCATTAAGAATATTTAGCATTTCTTCATCAGTAATTAATTGTTCTTGGTCAGTTAGATTAAATCTTGGTGAACCTTCTTTATGTGTTAATAAATTAATTTTATTAGACACAATATTTGTTACCGTACCAGTTTCTTTAGTTTCAACATCTTTTGGTGAAATTATAACGTTGTTTTTAATTTGTATAAAACCTTGAGTTTTTGAATTAAATTCTATTTTGAATTTATTCTTGTCTGATGTTTCAAATTTACCAGCTCTTATTACTATCTCATTATCCTTTTGTGTTATATCTGTATTAAATCTACCTTGTATCGATATATCCTCTGGGTTAGGAAAAACACCAATTAATTCTGATAAAATAGTTTTACTAATTTTTTCACCAGTAACTGCTTGGTCACCATCTTGTTGTCCAAAGGTAAATGGTCTTAAAGGAGAAACAAAACCAGCATCTTTATTTAATAATTGTAGTTGTGATGTTAGTGGTCCGATATATAACCTATCTGAATGTTTCTTTTTATTGCTTTGTATGAAAAGCCAAACAGTTTCACCTTTTTTAGGTATTGCTGATATGTGTTTCGGCATAAGTGGATGACACCAAGCTAAATCTTCTATAGATATTCCATCATCACCACCGACACTTTTAGCACCTTTAATTCTAACTTTGATTCTACCCATACCAAATTCATCGGCAATAGATTCTACTATACCATGAACTAGAAATTTAAAATTATCTTGTTTATACGTATCAGCTATTTTACCTAACTTATTTGTTCCGTTATTACTCACCTTTTAATCTTTTTACCAATATTTTATTTGCATCGTCAAATTTCTTCTCAATTTCAATCAAACGGTCATAATCTTTTAACATATTAATTTTAACTGATTCGTGGTCAGCTTCCAATTGTTTAATATCAAATAAAATTTCATTATTTGACTTACCCTCTAACTCTTTTTTATATTCTTTACTCATATTAAAACTTTTTATCTTATTATTCCATCACCAATACCCATTGAGGTTGTGGCACCTTGTGATAATACTGGTACACCAAGATTACCCACACCTACTGTAGATACTCCAACACCAGGTGGTATTACAACATTAACAACTGCCTCATTTAGTAAGGCATTTACAATTTCCTCAACTCTAATTAGTTCCATTATTTGTTCAACATTTGGACCATCAGCAAACACATCACCTACTTGCCTACCAGACTCCGATTGTCTTGATATTATTCTAGCAGCAATTGCTTGTGCTGAGAGACCAGTTCTTAGTTTAGCACCAACAATTATAAGTGGTGGTGGAAGTGGTGCTACTGGTGCTTCTGGAATAGAAAACGCAGATAATACCATTTTTAAAACACAAGAAATTGACGATAGATTAAGTTCACTCATTATGTTAAACCTTTTATTGTTCTAATAACTTCTTGAGATACACCAACTAGTGATAATATCTGAGTTAATTTATTTTTATTTTTTTCAATATTCTTTTTAATTTGTGATTCAGCTACTAATTTAGCAACTTCCTTCATAACAATAGATAATAATATTTTAACAATCATAGTTGTTATTTTTTTCATCATTCTATTAAATAGAACTTTATTCTTTCTAATGAAATCAACCCCATCGGTATATTCAGCCGTTGGACCGTTAATTATTTTATAATTAACTAAGAATATAATAACAACTTTTGGTGATAATATAACACCTATTATAGCTCTAAGTAGGTTATTTATAATCATCTGAATAAAGTTAAGTTTAACAGTATCTTTATCGTTATCACCTACCTTGTCGGCACTTTCACTAGCCATTCTATCTAGATTACTTGATAGGACTTGAGATTTACTCTCTGTGGTTGTTACATTTTGAATTTCTGTTGTAAATTCATTTAATGTGTCAGAAGGTATCGAACTATCAACCTCTACCGATGTTTTAATTTTTATAATTCCTCTTTGTCTTTCATTTGAACGTTTTTCAATTGTGGATATCTCAGCATTGCTAAATTCAAAATAACTATCATCAACACTATCATTAGCGTTGTCTTCAACCATTTTATCGATAACCGTATTAAGTTTTTCTTCAGAATCCAATTGTTTCCTAGATTTAGAAAGTTTGAATGATATTGAACCGAATATGATATCTATAATTTTACTAACGATATTTTCAGTATTAAATAGTTTTAATGAGTTAATGAAATCATTATTTAAATCATTAAGAGTTTTTGAATCGTAACTTGAATTGGCTTTTATAGTGATTGTATTATTTGGTATCGTACCAACACCAATAGAATTGAATGTAATATCAAATATATCATTCCACGTACTCGTAACACCATCATTTTGTATTAGACCGTATAAAAAAGTATTAAAATCGGTTGAATTTGTTAATGGTGAAGTTATGTCATTATATAACAATTTACCACCAACAGAATTTGGGTCAACTTTTAATAAAGATAAAAAATCTATTTTTTTAACTTCAATAATAATACCAGAACCATTTGTTTTAATAAATGGAGGTAGGCTAGGGTCTATACCACAACTAACAATACTTTTTAACTCTAATTTTAACGCTGATTTAATCTCTTTCTCTATATTCCCTAAAGCATGTATTAATATACTAACTAGAGTTTTAACCAAAGCAACATAACCTATTAAAGATTTAATTAAATCAGTTAAAAAGGTTATGCTATTAGTTTTATTATTCATTGATGGGAATGAAGAATTTAATTTTAACTTAGGCATACCTTCAGTTAAAGTTCTAGCTGCTGCTACATTCCCAAAAATTTTCTTCTTTTGGTCTAAAATAGACATATGACTTTGTTTTATTCTTCTTTTTCGTTATTTGAGTCAGTTTCATTCTTTTTAATCATTTCTCTGATTGTTTTGAAATCATCAAAAGAGGCCGAACCTTGACTTCGCTCATTAACTGTTGTTTCAACATCACCACGATTTTTAATAATATCGCTTTGTAGTTTGGCAAGTTCCAATTTAATTCTAATCGCTGAATCTTTAACTTTTAATAGATTACCTTTTTCTTTAGCAATCTTAGTTATATCATCAACATCCGTTGGTGTTGCACTTGAAGTCACTTCGTTGATGGTCTTCTGAGCATCATTGATTTGTAAACAAGCATCATTATAAGTTTCTTGCATAAGACCTTGTAATGATTCCGAATTGTTTACTTTTACATCTTGTTTCTTTTTTCTTGGCATATCGATTGTTTTACTATAAATACCTTGAATTAAGGTTTTTCTATAAATCCTTTAATTTTAATAAATCATAAAGACCTTTAAAACGTTTCATTGCAACCCTAATATCTTTGGTTGATAAATTTGTGTAGTTTCTAATGGTTTCTAAAACTGAATTCTTATTATATTTTGACCCACCACTCATAGATTCAAAAGCAGTTTCCCAATTTTCTAGAATCTCAAGTAAAACGTAACCTATTTTTCGTTCATTTTCATTAAGTTTCTTTTTAGGTGGTAAATCATCATCATCTAACTCATCTTTAATACCATCTAATAGCTTTTTAATAAAGTCTTCCATAGTAGCATAATAATTATCAATATGATACGTTAAGTCTTCTCTTCCTTGAATATTAGAAGCTACATCTTCATAAGATGCTGTTTGTTTCATATATTTATCATCCTTTATTAGTAACCCTAAAATATAATTTTTAGATATTGTCCCAAAGTATGAGTAAGCTTTTTTATTTCTACCAGGCTCAAATTTATGAGCCTTTGTCATCAAAAATGAGTAGGTATCTGTATGTAACTCTTCAAAAGTAAAACCTTTTCTATATAACTTATATTTTCTAATTATCGATTCAATCATTTTAGAGATTGGAGCATTTAACCATTTGGTAAATATTAAATCTCTATTGATGGTGTCAATAACGATTACCGTAGCACCAGACACAGTTTCGTCTGGTGTTATAGTAACACAATTTTCTTCATAATCTTTAATATCTAAAGTTACATCTATCTCAAGTAGTTTACTATCAGTACTGTATGCATTTAAATTTGGTGTAATGTATGATGCATCAATACTAATTTCTTTACCTAAGTTGTGATTTATTTTTAAGGGTTTATCCTTAACTAAATCAATTATATGTATTTCTCTAAATTCTAAAAATTTAACAACGGCAGCTTCTTCATCTGGACCAAAATACATGTCGTTTTTTCTTTTTCGTCCTCGTTTAGCCACCATTTATGCACTTAGTGTGTCATATGTTATCCCTCTATCTTTTGTGTGGTAATATTCTTTTTTAGCTTGTGCTAACCACCATCTTGCCTCAACTGGGTCAATCTGTTCTTTATATGAAGAGAATAAAGACCCTTCACGAAGGTTTAAATGTTTATATCCAAAACGAGGTATAATCATTACTCTAACATCTTTGAATGTCATACGTAATAAGAATTCGTAATTGAACATTAATTTAATCCCAGCTTTAATACCACCTAGACTTTCAAAAACTTCTTTTTTAATAACCATTCCGTCAATATTAAAGTTTTGATAAGCTAATAATGCATTTAAATCTAAAATACCTAACTCATCTGAAAAGCTTTGTGCCCATACAGCTTCATTGCTAAATCCAATAAATTGTCCAGCAGCATCAACATCTACGATTATTGGTAAAAATAAATCAACATTTTGATGTGCTTCTCTATATTTAACAGCATTTTTAAACCAAACACTAGCGTATTCATCATCTAATTCCAATACTGAAAACCATTCAGTTTTAGCAACACTAACACCATAATTAATCTGTGATGCAAAATCTGTAAGTCCATCATTTTCAGCAATAACTACAGATTCTTTATAATCACCATATTCTAAAGTTTTTAAGTATGTAACTACATCACTTCCTTTAGGTGCAACAATTACCAATTCATCTGGTCTTACTGTTTGAGCGATAACACTTTCAATAGCGTTATCTAAATATTTTTTAGTCTCATCATTCAATTCATGAACTGGTAAAATTACCGATATATTTGTCTTTTCCATATTTTCTATTTTTTATTGAGCGTTAGTTGTTTCTGTTAAAGATTCTTCTAAACGTTCTAATGTTATTTTTAATTCGTTAATTCTATTTTCTTGAATATTAGTATAAACTGATGTTAAAACTGTTTTTTGGTTTTCTTCAGTATACTTACCAGCACTTTCTTTCATAGAAGTTAATAAATCTTCTGGTAAAGAATCTTCGAACCATACTTTTAAATATGTTGCGATTAATTCTGGTATATTTAATGTTGTGTTTGTCCAAACACCATTGTTTTTAACAGTTGAATTACCAGCTTCATCTTTTGATTCCATCCATTCTGGTACCATATTAGGAATTTTACCGATAATTGGTGTATTACATTCCATAGCTTCTAGTGGGAAGGTACCAAAACCAGCTTGGTCATCAATCCAAACAGCTAAACAAGACTTACCTAATTCAGTAGCGAATTCTTTTCTTGGTAAACCTCTTAATTCTCTAAAAGTAACCCACTTGTAAATTGGGTATTGTAAACAGAAAGATTTTGCAATTTTAGCAGCATCACCTGGGTTCCTAGTAACAATAGAAATGACTGGAACTTTAGGTTTCTCACTTTCTACAAAATAAGAAGGTATAGATACTGGAACTACGTGAGTATTAATAGAAGGGAATAATGATTTAACATAATCCGCTTGTTTATTACTAGTTGTAATTACATCATTGAATCCATAATCAACATTCCAACGTTTACCAAGATTTAATAATTCTAGTAAATAATCGTAGTTTTGTGAAAAAACTATTTTCTTACAAGGAAAACCTTTAACTTGGTCCATTATGTTTGAGAAAATCTCTGGAATAATAATAAAGTCAGATGGTCCAACTTTTAATTGTTGACTCTCAATTGACATGTGTGGTAATGCGGAATATTCAGCACCTAACCAATCTGAAAGACCTTGACCATCTTGGTCAATTTCAAATTTATAATCATTTTTCTCATGAAGAATAACAGCTTTAAAACCTAATTCATTTAATGTTTTAACATGCTCATATATATTTGCAATACCAGCACTTGGGTTACCTTTCGTATCCAATGTAAAAAAATACATTGTAAAATCTTTTTTATCTAATTTATCGATAGTAGATTTTACTTCATTAATTTGTTCTTGAATTTTTGTTTTATCTTCCATTTTTATATTTATTTAATTTTTATTATTTTATTTTATTTTATTTTAAGTATTAATCTTCTTCTACTTCTTTTAATATACCGTATTTTATTAATGAGTTAAATGCTATTTTAAATGGTAAGGATGTTTTCTCTAATGCTCTATCTAAACCCAGTGAATCATCTTCAGTTTCGTTATTACCATCCATTACTACATCTAACATTAATCTTATGACATCATATTTAGCAACATCCATGTCTAAACCTCTTTCTCTAGTAACTTCAATTATCTCAGTACCAGTTTTTTTACCACTTTCATCTAGCGTTGTTTTTATTTCCTTATCAGTAATTAAATCAGTTGCGTTAATGCCTAATTGTTTAATTGTTTCTCCAATTGCATTTATATCTATATAATAAATATTTCCACCAAATTCTATCATTTTAATTTATTTCTTCGTAAGTTGTTATTTTAGTATTTAAGATTTTATTTCTTAAATCTTCATCATTTATAAAATCTAATATTGATTCTATCTCATAGTCAGCAGATACGTCTTTATTATAAGATGCTTTTACTTTCACACTTATTTTACCGTCTGGTTTACATTCTAAAGCTTTTGGGTTAGCACTGATTAAAACATCAATATCGTTCCATTTTTGGTCATATTTACTAACAAATTTAATATTGTCAGCTCTACAACCAGTTTTAGATAAGAAGAATAGTGTTGATGGGATACTTTTTTCAATCTCAAGACTAGTAAGAATAATTTCATGTTCTTCATCGTCTTTAATATTACTTAAAAAGTTATTAAAATGGTTCATTAAACCATCTGACATCTGGTCGGCATGACCAAAGATTTCTAGAGGTGCTTCTAAATATAGAAACGAATTAAATTTGTTGATGTCATCAAATTTAAAGAATTCGATTAAATTATAGTTAGTTACATCTTTTTCAGTTATATCGATATCATCGACATACTTTTCATATGTGTAGGCTAACTGACTAATAAAATCTCTTAATACCTCATTTATACAAATTCCAATTTTCATAAATTAAATTTAAGAACTTAATTGGTATAAGTAAAGTGAATTAATGTTTTTTACCTCTAAATAAACCTAAAAATGAAAATTTTTCATCTTTTGATTCAGTGATTACTTCTTTTTTAATTTTATGTAATATTTTTTTATCTTCATTTTCCTCTTCATATTTATCAAATACATCTTCAATAACTTTAATTATTGGATGTCTAACAATATCAGATTTATTAAATTCTATAACACCAATTTGTTTTAGTCCAACAAATTTTTCAACTAAAAATTTTAAAGCACTATCATATTTGTTTTTAGAATCAATTTGTTTAACGTCACCTAAAAATACCATTTTAGAATTTTCACCTAAACGAGTAAGTATAGTTCTAATATTACCTATAGTGATGTTTTGTGTCTCATCTATAATAACTATAGCATTATCAATATTAACACCTCTAAGGTAAGCTATTGGCATAATTTCTATAAAATTTTCAGCTTTAAGTTTAGTAAATAATTCTTTACCTAGTATTTTTTCAAAGTTTCCAGTAAATGAATACATAAATGGTTCCATTTTTTCTTCCATAGTACCTTTTAAGAAACCTATTTCTTCAGATTTTAAAGTTGTTACGGATTTAACTAAAACAATCTTTTTAATCTTATCATTATTTTTTAAATCATGAAGTGCTTGTAAACAAGATATATATGTTTTACCAGTACCAGCTGGTCCAGTACATATAGTTAAATCATTTGTTTTGATTGAATTCGTTAGATTTTTTTGAGTTGCGTTTTTATATTTAATCTCAAGTTTAATTTGTGATAATAATGAACTACCTTTTTGAAATGTAACTTCGTCTTCAGACATTATTTCATTTTTATTAGCTTTAGTTTTTCTCGTTGTCTTCTTTTGCATATATATAACTTTAATGTAACTTTATTATAAATATCTTAATGTTTTAATAAAACATTTTTAAAATTTATTTTTCCTTTATTATATCTTTGAATTTATCATAATCTAATATGTAATCATCTATATCATACACAGTTGAACACACTACTAAAATTTCAGAATTATTAGATAAAAATTCTTGTGAATCCCAAACCATTTCTGGAACCATTATTGCTTCATGTTTAACTAATTTAATTATTTCTTTACTATCTATATAGTCTAGTATAACATTTACAGCACCATTGATACATATTATAAATTGTCTAGTTTTATAATGTGCATGATTACCACGAATTGAATTTATTGGAACGTTATTGACTACAAATAATCTTTTGGGTTCGAAACCTATATTACTAAACTCTAGTGGTAATAGTGAACCTCTATCGTCTTCGAATGATTTAATATTTATTACTTTCGATTTCATTATACATATGTATTTGTTTAATAATATGTGATATTTCATTAATAGTCAATCCTTCATTAAAAGGAATTGATACTGTGGTTAAACTTTTAACTTCCGTTAATGGACAATTACTTCCATCAATCTTATATACATCATGTAAATGTGTTGCATCATAATGTACACCACAACTAATACCCACATCTTTCATTTTACTTATAAATAAGGGTCTATCTTTAACATCTATTCTGTATAGATGATTACTAGTATTATCTAAATTAAATGCTTCATTATAATAATTTCTAACTATTTTTAATGACGATAATTTATCTTTATACTTTGAAAAGTTTCTTAATGCTATATCAGCTTGCATACTATTCATATACATTTTATATCCAGCAAATTTTATTGTCCTTTCCCAGTTGTTATTGGAATAAGTCATACCATTTAATGCTAATTCTTTTAGTTTATTAATTTTTTCTAAATCATTTGAAACTATCATACCACCGTCACAACTTCCAACTGGTTTTGTTGGGTAAAAACTAAAAACCATTAAATCACCATCATTACATTCATTTATAAATTGGTTATGTTCTAGTTTTTGTGCTGAATCGATGATTTTATAATCACCAAAGTCATGTAAGATATAAGAATCCCCAACCCAATCAACATCATCTCTAAAAATATATTTATTTCCAGATGTTAAAATAGCATTAGGGACCACTGGTGGTATCATACTTGGAATAGTTACTGTAATGTCTTTATCTAATAACGCTAAAAAAATAGCACTAGTGGCACTATTAAATGTCACAGCGTATTTAGCACCCACATAATTGGCTATGGTATTTTCTAAATCAACAACTACATCACCATGTAATAGGTTTGTATGATTTGAAGTATCAATTATGTGTGACGGTATATGGAATAAGTTAATCATTTTTGTTAATTTTACTAATTAGATTATCTATAACGTTATACACATTATTTTTAGGTAACCACTTTAATTTTCTACCTAAAGTATCGTTAGATAATTTACTAATCTTTATGTCATTAGGTCTCTTAAGGTTATCATTAATTATTAAATGTTCTTTATAATTTAACTCATATTTATTAAACACATAATCAACAAATTCTTCTAAACTTATTGACATACCAGTTGATATTATCATATCTTCTGGTTTTTCTTGTTGTAACATTAGGTGCATACCTTTTACATATTCTTCTGCACAGCCCCAATCTCGCATAATACTAATATCTCCTAATTCTAATATTTGTTCTAATCCCTTACTGATATTTTTAGCACTATTAACTATTTTCATAGTAACAAACCTTTTATTTCTTAGAAAGGATTCGTGATTACTTAAAATACCCGAACAAGTATATATCCCGTATGTGTCTCTATAATTTGATGTTAACCAGTATGCTGATGTTTTTGCAACAGCATAAGGTGAAATTGGGTTAAATGGTGAATGTTCGTTTAATACAATGTCAGACCCACCATAACATTCAGAAGAACTAGGGTTAAATATTTTACAATTAAAGTCTAAATATTTTACAGATTCTAAAATATTTAAACAACCATTAACTATACTTTCAAATGTTTCAAACGGTTGTAAATAAGAATAACCTACGGAGGTTTGACCAGCTAAATTATATATCTCATCTGGTTTTACCATACTAATTACTTTAAGTACACTTCTAAAATCATTAAGTACCATGGTATATATTTTAACATCACTAAAAACACCCAATTGTTTTAAACCATTAAAATTAGTTATTTCGTGGTCTCTAGATGTACCGTATACCTCGTAACCATTATCTAATAGGTGTTTTGATAATAATGAACCATCTTGACCCGATATACCTATTATTAATGCTCTCTTCATTATATTATAAATTTATCTTTTAATTTTAATTTCATTTTATTCTGCAATAAATTAAATTTACTACCTTCTTCTATATTATCATTTTTGTGTGATGAGTTATGCCAATGCCAAGAAAATGCGTTTTCGAATAATGAATCACTATATTCGTTTTTAATAAACCAACCACTTTCTGTTTTGGTACCAATACCAGCCGAATCATATATTTTATTTTCACCATCCCAAATGGTATTCATTTGCCATTCAGTATTAAAAAATGTAGATGGGAATACAGTAAATCGTCTTATACGATATACCTTTGCCAATAGAACATGGTCTAAAACCGTGCTATCTGGAACTATTTTGGTTTTAACCATTTCCTCTAAACATAGTTTAGCGTGTTCACTTTCTTTTTTTAAATTCATTATTGCCGCACATGGTCCAAAATTATAAAAATCAGTTTCTGAACCCCACATATAGGCCCATTCTTGGTCTAAAATAGGTTTAAAATTTCTTAATAAAACCATGTCCATATCTAACCAAATACCACCATAGTTGTGTGTAACTAAGAATCTTAATATACCACTTTTCATGTAGTGTTTGGTATCGTTGGCGTTTTCTAACTCTCCATTACCTTCAAGGATAGTACCTTTAGATTCATCATTAAAGTTATAAACTCGCATATCAATCAAATGTTTATAAGGTTTGATTAAATCAGTATCTGTTATATCATAATCAGACCATAAAATCAATCTAGTTTTTTCTAAATCTTGAGTCGCTAAATAAGATTCTATACATAATAACTCTTTTTCTGTTTTTATTTCAGAATAAACATGAAAATAAGTTATTTCTTTAGGGTATTCATGTTTCGTATCATCTATATTAGATAAAAACTCCAATCCTTTTTTATAATCTTGGAATAATTCTAAATTATTCTCAATTGTAATATCTATCATTTTAATTTATTATTATATTATTATTATTTACTAATATACCTTAAATATTATTAATAATAAAGGTTAATTATTATTTAAGTTCAATATAACATATCCAAGTATAATCTTTTTTTTCTTCGAAAAATAAAGAATATTTATCTTCATCTTTAATTGAAAGTAATGGTTCTGGTGTAGGGTATTCATCGTCCCATTTATCACCCCATCTAGTTATATCACCTTTAAAAAGTGGTGGCATTTCTTGATAAATTGAAACGTTATTGTTAAAGTAATCTAAATCACCATCATTTTTATCATACCATGTTTTAGAACCAGCATTATCAATAACATATTTACAATTAGCAAGTATTTTTTTTGGTGTATAACAATCACCTTGTTGATAAGGGTAGTTATCTTCAGTCATAATTTTTTTAAAACCAAGACTATGAGCATGTTTTAATCTTTCAAAGAAATTTTGGTGGTCATCGAAGAAAATCATAGTATCATCTTTAGGAAGATGTGACCAATCAGTTTTTAGAAAGTCTTCAGTTTGATAAGTTGAATTTGGACTAGTATAAACTCTAAATCTAGGTTCTGGGTCAATGGAAATTATTTTAGTATTTGGACTAGCTTTCTCAAAAAACCAAGTACCTAGACCTTTCCATACACCACTTTCAATTAAATATTTTGGTTTAAGTTGTCTAACAACAAACCAAGCTGGAAACATATGGGGAGATTTCATTCCACCATTATTATCTGTGATTGGTCTTGATTCATATAGAATTTTAAATTCCTCAATTGCAAGGTTTAATTCATCTCTACTCCATTTTTCTAAAAATTCTACACTCTTTTGTTCTTTTTCCATAATTATTTTTTATTTAAATAAAAGTTATTTTCAATATTCGAAATATGATAACCATATTTCTCACATAAATTTAAAAAGTTTTGTTTATTATGATAATAAGCATATGTAGTTATTTCATCATATGCTACATAAGTTTCATAATAACTTTTCTTCTCAGTTATTTTCATCCTAGCAATCAACACACTTTTTGGTGAGATGGATAAGATATGTTCTAACGCTTCATCACCATTCGGTAATACATCTAATAAAGCACCTAAATGCAATAAATCAAAATCAGATATATACTCTTTAGTTAGTGATTTATAATCCATTACATCAAAGTTTTTATCACCCCACGTTTTTTTAGCTAATATAATAGCGTTATCAGAATAATCAAGTCCAAAATATTTCATATCTTTAAAATTATAACGACATAATTCAAATATTGCACCGCAACCACAACCAATATCTAAGATACTGTTTGGTTTGTTTGTGTTCAATAATTTAATAAATGATATCCAATGTGGTGGATATTTATCAATTGATGATAATTCTAATAAATTTAACGCTAACTGTTTTGTAAAAACATTACTATTTTTCCAAGATTCATTTACATTGCTCATATACCATATTTATTAATACTTTCGCCCCACCTTGAAAGTGGAGAGAATTAAATTTTATTTCTTTTTGTAATCTGTTATTATAAACATATGCTAAACCATTTCGTATTTTATAGTTTTTATGACCATTAATAAAATCAAACCCTTGGTCTGGAACATTTATGTTGTGGTCATATGTTGAATCGTTAATAATTTGCATCATCTCACCTACTTTACCAGGACCACCACCACAATCAGAACAATAATGGAAAAATTCTAATAATGTCATATCACAAACACCACCACCTAAACCACAATCTTGTCTAACGTGAAAATGTGATGCTATTTTCTTAAAATTGTAGGAATTTTTATCCTTATATGTATTCATTATTAACTTACATAGATTTCTTATTCCTTCTAATGTAATAAAAGAGGCAATCGCTGCTGTTCTATGTAATAGTGTCATATCATACTGATTAAATTTTATCCATTCTTCATTAACATCAACAAATAACATTACATCAGAATCTGTATAAAAAATTACATCTAAAGAGTTTTTCTCCATATAATTTTTTAATATAAACCATCGTTGATAGCAGAATATCTCATAATCAACTGGTGTTGTATTTAAATGAACATAATTTTCTCTAAACTCATCACATTCGTTAAAATTATCACTAATTGATTCAAATTTAAACGTTGATGACTCTACTGGTGGTTTAGTATCACCAATAAGAATAACTTCATTATTTTTATTTGCTTGTTTTAATGTACATCCTAAATAATCTTGATATCCTTTGTGTATAAAAACTACTGGTATCATATTAAAGTTTTATAAATTTTTTCTTGAACACCTTTTAATGTAAACATTAATCTAGCATTTCTTATATTTGTTAACATTTCCTCTTGATTTACAGAATTAAGAAGTGTTATAATAAATTCACCATCAGATGCTTTATCTTCTGGTATTCTAATAATTATTTTACTATAATCTATATCATTTTCGTATGGTAATATAACATTATCAGCAAATAATACTGGTATTGTATTAAGATGAAATGCTTCAAAAAATCTGTAAGAAGATAGACCTAAACCTTTAGGGCACAAGGTAAATAATGATGAACTAAGTGTTTTTCTATATTCACTAAATTCTATTTTTTCTGATATTAAAATATTTGAATTGTCACCAAGAGATGTTTTTAAATTACGTCTAATATTATTATTGAATGCACAAACTAAATTAGCTAGATATTTTTTATTTTCATTTAATGGTCTATCATCTATCGTCCAGAATGGTAGTAATATATATCTATCATGTTTTTTATCTGTATTGAAATTTAACACATATAAGTTTTCATATTCATCAATGAAGTTAAACACATTACTAGCATTAGTATCATGATTCCAAGTTACGATTACTTTATTATTTATATATTTTTTACAATAATAATCACATACCATTTTAATATTTTCTCTTTGACCCCAGAATTCTAACAGTTCTAAGTAAAATCCAACAACAACTATTGTATCTGAATCTATATCATCTACTATATCAAATAAATCGAAGTTTTTATTTTCAGTATCATTACTTCTAACGTTTTCACAGAAAATATCAAAATTATCTAATATATCTTGTCTACCACCATTTAAGTATTCTGATATATGAGCATCATTTGCTGTTATTTTAACATCATTAAATACTTGTTTATAATTTATTATATGTGTTTTAAGTTTATTTTTAACCATATTATAAATATTTAGTTAGTTGTGTATTAAAATTATCTTTTAACATATACAAATCACGTTCTATAGATTCTGGATGAACCCATTTAAATGGTGCTGTTCTACAAGCACCTCGTATATTAGGTTTAAATTCATGAACACCATTCCATTCCTCTTCTATTTTGTCTCTTTCTCCAAGTACCCAAGGTAAATATATTTTATTAAAATAATCATCAATACAATTTTGTTTAGAGACACTATCTTTATAGTAGTTTACTTTTTTAAAAACTTGGTCTGGGAAAGTGTACGAATAATGATACATTTGAACACCTAATTTATCCCACAATGAATTACTATCTATGTGTTTTCTAACGATATTAGAACCAGATGGGTATTTTATTGTTGGTGGTCGATGTGTTTCCCAAGTAGAACCTTTAGTGTATCTAAATATACGTAAAAAATTATCACGATTTAACTCAAAACCAGTTAAATAATCATCAAAACCACCATAGAATGAACAACTTCTAACACCTACACTAGTAGGTTTCTCATCTTCTAGATATTTTACCATATTTTGAAGGTCGTTAGTTCTATATACTTCATCTGAATCTAGATTCCATATATAATCTATATCATCATTTATATTTTCCATATATGCTTTACATTGGTCATCCTTTTCATTGAATTGGCCATGTACTATTTTAATCTTATTTTCTGGGTCTGGAAATTCATCAAGTATTTTATTTGTATTATCTAATGATGTTGTTCTACCTTGTTTTTGCCAGTATGAAACTGGACCTTCAGCAATTAGTATTTGTTCAGCAAATGGATATACTTGCTCCAAACATTGTTTAAGGACGTAATCACCTTCAAATACTATCATTCCAAATGCTATTTTCATATTTTTATTTTTTCTTTAATCTTAACTAATTCATAATGATATTCATCGTAAATAGCTTTTAATTCTTTATTGTTATTATATTCTGTTAGTGGGGTATAAATATGATGCATCGTTGATGGGATATAAGAATCTCCATTATCAACGAATTGTGAGAAATGAGTAAATACCAATTCTTGTTCTTCACCTTCAAATTTTATTTTATTATTACCTAATAATTCTAACGTTTGCCAATGCCATGGGGCTCCATGACCTATATTTTTATCTATATATATTTGTTCTGGTGTACATACTGTTGTGAAATATTCTAAATACTTTTGGTCACCACATGTGGCGTATTCTGGGTGTCTTTTATTCAACACTGAATTAGCCCACCAATCACATAATCCTTTACCAATATCTATATCTTTAAAGTGAACTATACCTACATTATATAACCCTTCTGGTCTAGTTGATGATAAAGGGAATTGTCTATGTCTAAACATACCAATCTCTCTATCACCTATCTCATTTAAAATCATATCAAAGCTTGTGTGAAGATATATATCTGAATCAATGTATGTAACTTCTTTAATGTCATTTATTAATAATTTACTTAAAAAATATGAAGCTAATGACCAACAAAAATATTTATATTCATTATCTCTTAAATTTTTAAGTTTTGGGTCATTATTTGTGAATGAATCAACATTATAAATAATTAAAGAATCACATTCATGTTTTTTAAGTTCAACATATGACTCGTTATCAATACATAGATAATGTAATACTATATCATCAGTGTGTCTAATTAATGATTCATATAGAACTAAACCTTTAGTAAGGTAATTTATATCCGATACAGTACAAACATGTTTCATATACCAAAATTAATAAGTTTTCTATTATTGTAAAGTGTCCTATCGTGGTTCTCATGCTTTGAGTTAAGTCCATGAATAGTATCTCTGTTTCCATGTCCCCAATCTGGATGTTCATGTTTAATTATTACGTTGTTAATATAAGTTTGTTTTTTCAACATATTGGCAACATCCATAAATTCGTTATCGCACCAAACTGAAATATATTCTGGATTATAAATATAGTTAAACCTATCGTAATATTTTTTACCTAAAATTGATAAAGTATTTAATTTATTACCTTGGTAACCATCGTTAAACCACAATACACCATCTGTATCTGGATATAATTCTAACATTTTTCCTTTAATGATAGTATCGTAACCTTTAACTTGTGGAATCATATCATCGGAAGCTAATAATAGTATATCAAAATCAACACCTTCTAAATCTGCATTTACCGCAGCAATTTTTGATTTATTATCGGTGAAATTTAATGTAACAGTATCATACGCTGAAATAATTTCTTTTATCTCATCATTATTCATTGTTTCATCATCAATATCACAACTAACAATTATTCTAGTATTTTTATCATCTAGTTTAGATATATACTTATTTAACACCGTTAAAAATTTATGTGGTCTATTCCTAGTTGGAAATTTAATTACTAAATTCATTTATTATTTTTTTTCTTTATTGTTATATTTTTCATCTAAATTGGTTTGACGAAAACCTTCTATAATATCTAAACCATCAATGATAATGTTAGCGGTGAATTTAATAACATAATGACCATTAAACTCAACAATTTTATCAAATTTAATATTTTCATATTGATACTCTAAGAAATCATTAGCACCCATAGTCTTATACGTAACAAAATTAACTTTAGAAAATGTTAACATATCTATTTTACTTGGGTCAACAATAGCTTTCTTAACCTCACTAATGAAGAGTCTAGATGTTCTATTGTATTCATCTGGATACACACTAACATAAAACTCTAAAAGTCTCTCAGAATCGTTTATTTTACGTATGTTTAATTTTTTAGTATATGTTTCTATTTCAAATTTTGGTATGAAATCTCTACCAATAATTATTGGTTTCTCAGTTTTATTGGTTGCGAAAAATTCATTTGAACTAATTTCACCATGACTAACAACATCTTCACCTTCTTCATTTTGTTTTTTATCTACTTCATCAAATATACTAATATATTCATTATCCATAGCACCATTACCACTAGTTACAATTTCAGAATTATCTAAAACTATCTCTAAAGGATATGAATCTTCATTATCAACCTTAACTTTAGATAGTCCAGCTTTTTTTGTTCTTTTAATTGTTTTAACTATTGGCATATTGTTTTCATCATATCCAGTAATTTCCGAAGACATACTCTCAGTTTCTCTAAGTACTTTATAAGTTCTCCAACGCATATCTAAAACTTCTTGAGTGATTTCACCTTGTTTTAAAGAGTCAGCTAAAGTGCCTTGATTATTTCGTTTAACTTTAATTGTTACTGCTTGAGTGGAATCACCTAATTGTGAAAGTGAATTTTTTTCAACACTAGCCATTGCTAGTGAAATTATTGCCATTTTTTTATTTAACCAACTTTTTAAACTCATTACTCAATTATTAATTTATATTGTTCTATTATTTCTTTAACGATATTACCACTTTTAAATTTATCAATATCTAAAGGTATTTCATGTAAATCTTTAGATAAAATATTACCATAAGAATCTACATCATAAATCCAACCTTGTTTACCACACATCCATCCTTCGATAGTTGTTCTACCTAGTAATATACCAGCAGTCTCATCACATTGTTGAATATACTTTTCAACATTTGGTGTTGGTTCGTGATATTTAACATGGTCTTGACCTTCAATCATTTCATCTAAATAAGTTTCATTTTTCTTACCAACAATCCATAATTCATTACCTTCTTTTTTAGTAACGGTTATTAGTTCTTGAATCGTTTGTTTTCTTAGGTAATCTATAGTACCTACAAATAATATACGTTTACCACCTTTTCTAGGTGGTGTAATAACTGGTTTAAATTTTTCAGCATCTATTGGATTATAAATAACTGAAACATCATCTGATTCCACACCGAATTTGTTGACAATGTATTCCTTAATTTCTGGACGTATTGCTATATATTTCTTTATTTGTGTTGATAAGACTGGTTCTTCTAGACTAATAACTTCAGAATGTATAGAAGAAATCATTGGTGTATCTGGGAACATCCTTAAAAGATGGTCGGTAACTGGTTTATGATTCACATGTATTACATCGAAATCTGTATTATCTATTTTATAAAGTGAACCTTCTTGAGTAACTACTGGACCTTGAGGAGTATTTATGCTAGTCTTACCATCACCTAACTTATAACTAGGTGGTTCTTGTAGTGAATACATTTTAACACCTAATTTATGTGCAGCTGATAGTAATGGTTCGCCAATATTTGAGCATATACTAACATTACAATTATCTTTAATTAATTGTTTAGCTAATTCGAATACGTATAGTTCAGAACCAGTATAATTAGCGAAACTTAAACATCCAATAAGTACATTTAATTTTTCACCTTTACGTAATTCTCTTTTTATAGATACTGGTAATTTATCTTTAAATGTTTCAGCAAATTGAACTCTATTGATTTCCCACTGTTCATTTGTCATACCGATAGATTGATGATTGATTCTAATGGAGGTGATAACACCTATTTTAACATCCTTAATATAGTTTTCAAAACAAAATGTTACATCATAGAAATGAAAACCTTTAACATCTTTATTGAACTCAGTTTTAATTTTAGTTTTATCAACAGCAAAGAAAAGTCCATCAACAACCACGGTTTCCTCAACAGATTGACCTAAATCATCTGAATAAGAAGATAACCAAGTTTTACCTTCGTGTGTATGAGCAACACGCCCATACATTTTCTTAGGTTTTGACCACCACTGACCAGTTTCAGCCATATATTTAGTACCAGCAACACCTAAGATACCATATTGAGGATTCTTCTCAAATGTTTTAAGTAATTTCTTACCCCATTGTTTAGTTTCAACAGTTAGGTCATGATGTAAAAAAACTACAATATCGTGTTTAGCCTCAGATAACCCTTTATTATATATTTCAGTTAACGAAAATTCACCATTATTTTCATACCCTAAAAATTCTATTTTATTATATAGACCAGAAGTTTTTTTTATATGTTCTTCATATGTTTTCAAATCGTATTGTGATGAACAAACAACACTTATACCTCTTACTGTAACCATATCTTAATTTATTTAATACCAGTAGACCCGAAACCACCAGAACCACGTTCTGTATTTTCATCTATAGTATCTACTTTATTTAATATTACATGGTTATTAGCTATAACCGAACTTATAACAGCTTGGGCTATTCTATCACCATTTTTTATTCTGAAATTACCATCACTATGATTTATTAAAATAACTTTAATCTCACCACGGTAATCTGCATCAATTGTTCCAGGTGAATTAAGTACTGCAACACCATTTTTGGCAGCTAAACCACTTCTAGACCTAATTTGTATCTCATTATTCATTGGTATCTCAAAATATAAACCAGTAGGGATTATACTCCATTTTCCAGATTCTATAATTACATCCTCTTCTAAATTTGCTCTTAAATCAAAACCAGATGAACCATTGGTTGCATACTTTGGGTCTTCATTTTTGGACTCATTTTTAAAATTAAACTTAAATTTAAATTGGTCTGGATTAACAACAAAAGTCGATTGTTGGAATTCCTTATCAAAATCTTCTTGTGTATAGTCGTTATTAATATCGGCAACATCAAAGATTCTATCTTTCATTTTATCAACTATACTCATTATTTCTTAATTTTTTCGTGTTTAACAGCAAATACGATAGCACTTTTCAACAAATCACCAATAGTTGAGTTGTGGTAAGTGGCCATTTTATCATCTGTTTTATCAAAATTTAAAATTGCAGTAAATTCTTCTTCAGTAATTTTAACACCATTAGATAATGCATAATACACACTTCTTTCACCTACTCTCATAGAAGAAATATCAGTATTAAATTCATACATTTTACCTTGGTTTTTTCTATGCCATTCAGAAAGACAAGGTGTGTAAAGATTAGCTTTACCGATTTGGTGTAAAAGACAAACTTTAAGTAATGAAGTTTGGTCAACTTGTTCTTCTTCTGGTAATGCGTTATTAAATTTAACAGCATAAGAACCAACTCTTAGAAGATGGTCGATTAGACCACCATCAAATGCGTTGTGTAAGTCTGTCATTGTTGAGGCTGGTGCCGTAATAAATGGTTCACCTAAGAATGTTATTAATTCTTCGGTCATAAAGCCTAATTTATTTGCAGTATCAAAATACTTTTTTGAGTTAGATACTATTTTTTCTTTTTCTAAAGACATGATATTATAGTTTATAATCTTGTTATTTATACAAATATACTAACTATAAACTATAAAATCAACCTTTTAATAACATTAAAGCGTGTTTTTTTCTAAAACTTCTACTTTAGTTTCTTTCTCTACAATTAAATCTAAATACAATTTTCGTCTTTCTTCAGTAACTTTATCCATAGAATACGTATCTTTGATTGTTTCGTGAAGATTATCTTGTAATGTTTTAACAACATCTGGATTTTGAATTAATTTTTTAATAGCAGTGTACCAATCTTTTTTATTTTTATTTGAATCGATAAGAATTCCATTAGCAGATAAATCGAAACCACCACCATATTGAATAGCATTTTTAATATCAATTTGGTATGGACCAGAATCTTGAGCAATAATAGCTTTATGGTGAAAACCAGCTTCAATTACTTTTAATTGTGATTTAACTTTGTTGAAGATATTACCTTCAATCGGTGCTAAAGAGATATCAAACAAATTATAGTTTGTAGCATATGATGATATTGGTTTTGTCCAAACACGTCTATAAGCTTCATTAGCAATATCTTTATATTCTTCATTAGGTGAAAATCTCATTAAAAAATCTTTATATTCTGGACTTACAGTTTTGTAATCATCTGTAAATATCTTTTCGTATTGAAACCAAACACTCTCGGTTGGTTTAATCGCTCTAGATATCTGTTCACCAGTTGCCTTATTAATGTCAGTATGTGAACCTCTAATATCAAAACCACATAAAACAAATTGTACTTTATCCAATAAACCGTCAAGTCTTAATCTACTAACAACGCCATTTAATATTTTTAAATCATGTAAATGTGAAGAACCACCTAACCATCCAATACGGACTCTATCTGAAGGTTCTAAATTAGGTATATATTGTTTTTCTTTTGGGTCTATTGCATTTGCAAGAACAAAAACGTTCTTATTAAATTTAGCAATTTCTTCAGCAAAAATAGATGTAGTTGTTGTAACGTTTTGAGCTATCTTAATATTATTTAATATCATTTTATCGATACCAGCTTCTTTAATTAAATGATATGCTGGATGATGTTCGCCTGGTGCCCAATAATCATCTAAATCCATAATAGAAACAATACCTAAACGGTTAAGTTTATCAATAACTACTTGCATGTTATCATAATGACCTAGAGTTCTGTGGTAATGAACAATATCATATTGTTTTAACCATTCTTCATTATCTAAATTTGGTTCATGGTCTATATCAACGTGGAATTCGTTAGGGTAGTTAGCCTCTAATGCTAAATGTGGACTTGTTGAACGGAAATAACCTACTCCAGTTCTATCACTAGGAACGACTAATACTTTTAATTTTCTCATATATTTTGTTTTAAAAACTTTTATTAATACCTTAAATATATTACATAAAAAACATTAGTAAATAAAAAAAGGTCAATTAAGACCTTTTATTTTTATTTTAATTTTTAATTGTTTATTTTGTTTTTGTTTTGGTATTTAATTTACCTTCTTTAATTAAAACATTAATGGTTTTTTTAATCGCTGTTTCAGTGATTCTTTTTTCATAACCATCTTTAAAATATTGACCAATACCTTCTTTAATCATTTCTTGTAATTCTTTTTTACTAACTGTAATCATTTCAGAATTAGATTCTCTACGACTTTCTCTTAATGGAGCAGATTTAGGTTTATCAACTAAATCAGATACATCATCAAGAGTGAAATTAGATGGTGGACCTTGTAACATAGGTATAGGACTTTTCATCATAGCTTCTTTAATTGCTTGAGGTAATTTTGAATTCATTACTTGTTCGTCAGTATACATTTTTGGTTCCATAGATGGAGTCACTTGTGGTTTCTCATCGTAATTTGGTTCCCTTTCATCTCTCTCATCATAAGATGGTGACTTACTATAGTTATCAGAATAATCTTCACTTAGTTGTCTAGATGAGGTTTGTTTTGGTTCTTCACCACTTATTTTATTCATTACAGCTTTTGACTTTGCAAGAATTCCTTTAAGTGATTCTAAATTAACTGGAGCTGGTTGTGTCATTATAATTCGTTATTTATTTCTTCATTATCAATTGGTTCTTCACCAACATCATTTGCTTGAGGTTGTTTGTTATCAAAACTAACTCTAGCTTTTATATTTTTAAAAGTATTAACTTTTTGACCTTTTATAAAATTACCTTTCATATCACCATTTGGATTATAAGAATCAATAGATGCATCATAATCTGAGACTGGTTTTGACCACCTCATTTTTGTTGGTATGAAATTAACAATCCTATCCAATCTAAATATCTTCCACTCACCGTAGTTTTTACCAGTTCTAGACCCACCATTTATTTGGTAAGCCCTAACAGCATTAAAACCATTTTCTAACACACCAAAAACATATATTTGAATATACCTTTTACTTGGAGTATTTTCACCTTCGTCCAAATATTCAATATTAACATTAACTTTTTGGTTAATAATATCGATTATTTGACTTTCAGCAACGTCTTCAGTTAATAGAAGTTTCTTATCGGACTCTTCTAATATAACTTGTTGATATGTATTGTAAAGTTTCATTTATTATTTTTATATAATTACTTGTCCTATATTAGCAGAAGTATTAGGATGTACATAATCAGAACCAGCTATTGGTGTTGGTCCGTATCCCCATAAACCAGCATTTAGAGTAACTTGTGGGTCACGTCCAGAACCAGGCACAGATGCTACACCATTAATATCCTCAGTATTACCACCATTATAATTAGTAATTGCAGCGTACACACCATTTGACACACCATCTCCAGTTCCTCTACCATTAAAAGGTGAAAGTGAATCGGCCATTGCATTTGTGCTTGTAACACCGTATGCATCATTTACGTTACCAGTTATTTGTGGGTTTTTATAAGGTCCTTGGAAATTATATTTTGCTGTTCCAATTTTAGTTTGTTGGATAATAGATAATCTTCCAGAGTTAGGGTATAATGTATTACCATTTATTGCATAAAATTCTAGTGGTGACTGAGCACCGTTATAAGGAATTGGCATAATTTATAGTTTTTGTTTTTTATCGTTATTCATGTATTCTATTAAATATCTAATATCTGATATTTCTCTATTAATATTTTCAGACATAGACTGTTTATTTGACATAATCTTATTTTTATTACTACCATCGTGGTCACTTTTTTTATCTAATCTAGGTGTACCACCAACAGATGTAGGGTCTTTTTCATCTCTAAATTGACTATTTGGGTCAGTAACAGATTTTATTTTCCTACTTAACTCATCTTTTGTTCTTTCTTGTTTAACAGCATTTGAAAGTTCAGTAAATCTTTCTTGACCACCTCTTTCATTAAATTCACCACAATCATTATTTTCCTCACATTTTTGTTTAGATTTAGATACTCTAGATAATTCCATAGCATAAGCTTGATGAGATTTATTATCAATATCAGATTGTGTTGTTATTTTATTTTTAGCTATATTTTTATTCATTTAAATATTTTTTGTTTGTTCTTCTTTATCATCTAAAGATGTTCTTAAAGTTTCAATATCAGTTTTAGATAGTTGTAGTTTTTTGATTAATTCCTTAAGTCTTTTTGCTGGGTCTTCAGATTTATTTATAACATCAAACACATCACTTTTTTTAACTAAGTCATCAATCTTCTCTTCAACACTTCTTTTTGTGATAATTTTATTCTTAATTTTATTATCATCTTCGTAAACACCATTATTAACTGATATACCACCAGTTCTAGAACCACCAAAAGAATAAACAGCAAACCATGGAATATTTTGTCTATATCGACCAAATACTCTATCGGTAGTTGTTGAAGCACCTTTTTCATAGTCTGAATCATCATTGTAAGGTTTATCTACTGGACCAGTTTCTATTTCACTATTACTAGTAACGTTTCTTTGATTACCACTACTAGTGATGTCACCTCCGACTAATTCATCTAATTGTTTTTTATTTATTTTCATAAATTGTGTTTTATTATAAATATAATGGAATTGTAGAATATTTATAATAAAACCTATAAATTATGGCTTTTAAGACAAAATTAGACTATTCAAGCAATAGACAAATAAAACAATATCCAGAAACTGTTACAGTTTTATCTGGTGCAACATCATTTGGTGTTGTTTTTAGTGCATTAACAACGGGTCCAGATTTAACTACTACTGCCGTTACGGAAAACTATACATTAATAGCTAGTACTTTTTCTGGTAATAGTGCAACAACTGTATATGACTGGTATGATGATAGAATGGAGTTAGGTGCTTCTGGATTATCAGCGATAACACCTTCAACATCTGCATCAACACAATCAACAACAGAATTTACTGGTTCATCATCAACAATAATTGATGGTAATATGGTTAATTTAACATATAGTGGTGTTAGTTTTGACTTAGGATTGGTTAGTATGGTTGATTTAGGTAGTGGTACTTATAGTGGTACCGTATCTACGAGTAATTTAGATATTTTAACTGCTTCAACGTTAGATTTTACTGGTAGAACAATATGGAATGACGTTTATGGAATAACTAGAACTAAAAGGCTTATAATAACTGATACACCAGTTAGTGGTTATGTATGGACATGTATTGATTCTGAAGGTATGGGTGAATGGCAATATAACGGTTCATCATCTGGTACTACATCTTTTTGGGAAGAAGGTGGTTCTGGTGATACAGCACTTAAGGATAATAAGGGTTTACATACTTTAAGTGGTGTATCGACCAATTCAATTATTGTTGGTGGTGATGATAATATTTTAGGAAATAGTAGATATACTGCTATATTGGGTGGTTTATCTAATATTTGTAATAATAATCATTACTCGTTATTAAGTGGTTTGGGAAATGAATTCTCGACTGAGGGTCAATCAAATCTATTGATAGGTGGAAAAGATAATATTATGGGTGTATTAGTTCCAGGTTTTAGTGCACCAGTACTATATTCTTCTATTATAGGTGGTAGAGATAATTTTACGAATGATAACGTATTTCATGGGTCTATAATTGGTGGTCAGAGTAATTCAATACTTAAATACAGTAGAAACTCAGCAATACTTGGTGGTCAAGGAAATACTGTTAATGGTGTTGCTTGGAGAAGTGTGGTCTTGGGTGGACAGAATATAACTGGAACAACACCAGATACAGTATATGTACCAAATTTAATTATCAATACTGGTGGAACTGTTAGTAAATTAGGTATTAACACTAGTAATCCCCAATATACGATAGATGCTAAGGCTACAGATAGTAATTTATTTTTTGAAAATAGTGGTTCTGGTGCTAGATTGACATTATCTGGTTCTAGTGATTTACCTATATTTTTAATTTCTACTGGTGTTGGTGGTGTTGGTACTGGTGTTGGTGGTAGTGTTGGTGTTAGAGCTTGGGATGATACGACTTACTCACCGTATGGTAGTCCAGGTGATATGCATATTTATGCTGGTATAAATGCTAATGGTTTAAATCTAATTTCTGCTGATGGTTCTGGTGGTGGTGCTGCCGACTATGTAAGAATATATGCTGGTAGAAGTGCTAATATGGGTGGTGATGCTGATTTACATATCGGTGGTACTGGTTCGACTAAGGGTTATCTTGGTTTAAACAATGAAAATCCTCAAAATAGAATCGATGCTAAGGGCTCTTTTGGTAGATTTCAAACAAAGTTAGATAGTTCAAATGTATCTGCTAGTATTTCTGGTAAAACTACCGATTTTGTTTTCTTAGAAGCTTCAACAGTAGATACTAGTTTAATAAGGGTTGGTGTTAGGCCAAGTGGTGATACAACTAATGATGCTTATGGTAAGAAGAACGATACGTTTATTTATTCATCAATATCTAACAATGGTTTAAATTTAATTTCTGCTGATGGTACTGGTACTGAAGATTATATTAGATTTTATGCTGGTATGAATGCTGATGATGGTACATCTAATTTACATATTCATGGTACTGGTTCGACTAAGGGATATGTAGGATTAAATAATGAAGAACCAACTGAAAGACTTGATGTGGGTGGTAATGCTAGGGTTAGGGGTGTTGGGTCCTCTGCATCTGCTGGTGCATTACATTACACAGCTGATGGTACACTTACAACTAATACTTCAGATGAAAGGTTAAAAATTAATATAACATCATTAACTGGTGCTTTGGATAAGGTTAATCAGTTAAGGGGTGTTAGATATAATTGGTTGGAATCTCCAAGCGGTGATACACGTATAGGTTTTATTGCTCAAGAAGTTGAGAGTATAGTACCAGAATTAACTTTTACTAATAAAAATAGTGAAGAAAAATATATGGGTGTTCATTATGATAATGTTACAGCACTTTTAGTTGAAGCTGTTAAAGAATTGTCTAGTGGTGTCACAACGAATACCAACACTCATTTGGAGACTCAAACAATATTGGCTGAGGATAATAATATTGATTTAAACTACAATGGTACAAAAGAATCAGCATTGGGTGGTGGTCTTACAGTATTAAATGCTAAAGGTGAAAATGAATCAGCTGAATTAACAACGGACGAAAACGGTGATTGGGTGACCAATAACGATTTTAAATCTAAATCATTAACAATTCCTTTGTATACACCAACATCAACTAATGATTCAAATGGTAGTGAGGGTAATATAACGAGAGATGAAGATTACATGTATATTAAAACTACAAGTGGTTGGAAAAGAACTAATTTAGAGAACTTCTAATGGGAAATATTAAGAATTATAATTATAGTAGAGTAGATTTAAAATTATCAAATAACGATTATTGGGACTTCTATTTAGCATTGGATGATGGTGCTGAAACATTATCTTGTACTGGTGTTACATCTGGTGATTGTTTCGTTACTTTTTATGATTTTAATAATTCAAACATTTATGATAATACACAACCATTTTCAGCTACATCTATTCATAGTTTAGTTAGTTGGAATGGTTCAATTAATACTGGTTATACTGGTACAACGATAGGTCTTACTGGTATTGATAATGGGTTATATACTTTTAATAAAACAACTGGTGATACTTCAAATTTAGCATTATTATCAGTATTGACTGGTACTACTATGATTATACCATCTGGTGATACTAGATTGATGTTAAATAGGGTAACTGGAACTACTGGAGAATATATTTATCCAATAGATATAATGACTGGTTCTACTGGTGATTATGCACAATTATGTGGTGGGTTTTATCAAGGATTTTACAAATTAGATGGTGATTCTTATGAAGTGTTACCGACTAGGGTTCATCAAGCATGGAGTGCTGAGTTTTGGTTAAATCCTTCAAGTGCTGATTGTATTAGTTATACATCTACAACATTAAATGATACTTACCCAAATAATAAAGGAATATTTTTTTATATGGGTACTAGAGCTGAAAATAAGTTTTGGAATACGTTTGATGGTGCGGATAGTGGTTGTACAATAGATTGTACCGTACCTTCTGGTTGTACCGATACTTTGAGCCCATGGTGTACATTACCTAAAGAGACTGACGTTATTTTAACTGGTGCTTATGGTGTTGGAATACCATTAAATCCACCACTTATCAATATTGATTTAATCACAAACCCATTTTTAATTTACGGTAGGGTAGCTTCTGGTACTGGTACTAATACTAGTAATGAAACTGCTAATTCTTGGGATGGACAACCTAAAGTTGTTGTAACACATTCTCAAGAATTAACAAATACAACCAACCCATTTTTAATTTATGGAAGAGCGGTATCTGGTTCTAGTTGTGGTGGTTCTAGCACTAATACAAGTAATAAAACTGTTAGAAATTTTACTGGTTTTACTAAAGACCAAGATACTTTGGATTATAATTTAGATATAATTGATAATGCATTGGCCTTTAGAATTAAAGATGATGGTAGTATTGGTTATAGACTTTTAACAGTAACTGGTAATTGCTATACAAATACAGCTGGTGAGAGTAAATATATTAGTGGTGCTACGATAGAGGAACAATATTCATCAGCAAATACTATATCTCAAGATGAGTGGCAATATGTAGCAGTTAGATTTGTAACGGAATATTACGATACTTGTGAATTAAAAAACAGTGAACGTAGAAAAGGTAAATTAATGTTTTACGTAAACGCTAAACTAAAAGCAACATTTTATGATGTAGATGAATTAGTTGCTAGGAGACTTAATGATAATCACATGAAACAAATTGGTGTACCATTTAATTTAAGTTTGGGTGGTGGTTCTCAAGGTTTATTAGAAAGTCAAACATTTGATGGTTTGGATTTGGATGATAGAGGTTTACCTATTGAGAAAAACTTTGCTGGGACATTTATTGGTGGTATCTCACAATTCAAATTTAATATTTGTGATTTAAGTTTTTGTGATATTGAGAATAATTTTAATTCTGATGCTTCAAGATATGGAATTAATATTCCAAATTATAATCACTGTTAACATAATATGATATATTTATAATAAAGAAAAAAAATATGAATAATTTTTTAAATTTAAGAACTGTTAATAGCCAATATGGTGATGTGACTAAAGGGAGTGTTTTAAGTCAAGCTGATGTTGATAATAATTTTTTATTTTTAAAGGGTATAAACATATCCACTGCTACAACTGTTGGTACTGATTTAGTTTTAAGTAAGATAAATGGTGAAAATATTAATATAGATTTATCAGACTTTAGTGGTTCTTCTACTTCCGAATCTTATTGGATAAGTGGTTCTAGTGGTAATTATTCAGTTAAAACAATAAACGATTCAAGTATAGATGCTACTGGTAATTATTCTCACGCACAAGGAAATGGAACTACAGCTAGTGGTCAATATTCTCACGCAGAAGGTAATAGTACAGAATCTGGAGGTGACTCATCCCATGCAGAAGGTATGATTACGTACGCTGGAGGTGAAGCATCACATTCTGAAGGTAATAGTACAGAATCTGGAGGTGAAGCATCACATTCTGAAGGATATTATACGTCAGCTAGTGGTGATTATTCACATGCAGAAGGTTCTAGTACTTTAGCAAGTGGATTAGCTTCACATGCAGAAGGGTTTAACACAGTCGCTAGTGGTCAAACATCTCACGCTGAGGGTAATTTGAGTGTTGCTGGTGGTACTGATAGTCACGCTGAGGGTCAAAATTCAAAAGCTATTGGAAATACATCACACGCTGAAGGTCAAAATTCAATCGCTAGTGGTACAACATCCCACGCTCAAAATAGAGGTAATATAGCATCTGGTAGTTATTCACACGCTGGTGGGGATGATTCTGAAGCACGTGGTATAACATCATTTATACATTCAACTAATTCGTTAGTTACTGGTGCTAGAAGTGTTGTATTAGGTGGAGAGAATATAACTGGTTCAACAGATGATACGGTATATGTACCTAATTTAAATATAGAAACTATTGGTAGTGGTACTAGTGTCACTAATCTAGGTGTTGATTCGTCTGGTAACGTTGTTTCTGGTACTACTGGTGGTGGTGGTGGAGGTAACGCTACCGTTGATAACTTTTATTATCAAGTTAGTAATAGTGTTGATACAAGACCAGTGTTCACCGATGGAAACGTAACAATTGGATGGGAGGAAACTGGAAATGATTTAGAATTTACAATGGATGTTGCACCACTTGGTTCTGGTGATATGAGGTCGTTATCTTACAAGGTTGGTGGAAGTACTGAGAATGTATATATTACAACTGTTAGTAATATATATGATTTACACGGAGCTGGTGTTGCTGCTGGTGATAGATTAGAGGCATTTATAACAGCTGAAAATGATGAAACGTATCCAGCATATAAGATAACTGTCTATAATACTGGTGAAAGTTCATTGGTTTCAATATGGATTGAAAGGATTACTAAAAACTAAATAAAATAAAATAAAATAAATTATGGCAATTAAAATAACAGATTCAATCCAAACGGATAAAGGTGTAACAACAGACTTATATTTAAATATATCATCTGTTAATTACGATAAAAATAATGGAAATATTTTAGTGATAGTTAAGTCTTACTTAAACGAAGCTGCTAGGGTTTCAAATGATAGAGATATATGTAAAACATTCATTATCGATAGAAGTTATTCATTCGATTATAGTATTGAAGAGTTGGTTGATAACGCTTATGTTATTGTGTATGAAAAATTAAACACTTTATTAATATCTAAAGGTTTAACAACGGTATCAGTTTAATATAAAATAAAAAAGAACGAAGAATAATTAGTGATATTAAAACATTTATAGGTTTAGATTTAAGTGGAGTATCAAGTGGTCAAACAGCTTATTTTAGTGGTGGTGGCACATCATATAGGCCTAGTTCTGCTGGTGATTCAATCACATTTATAACCGATGGTGGTGGTATATGGCATGAGATTAGTAGAATAGCATACTAAAATTAAATTATATGGGAGGTATTTTATATACCTTCCAAATAATAACATATTTATATTAAAAAGAAAATGGAATTTTTTATTAACAAGAACTCAACATTACCAGTACTTAAACTTGAGTTAATTCAAGATGGTAGGAATGATTTTAACTCATTCTATGATAAGATTCAGAATGCTAATATATATTTTACTATGACAGATGTTGTTACTGGTATTAAACGAATAGCTAAGAAAAAGGCTACAACACAACAAGTATTACCTAGTTTAACTTGTAATGATGAGGAATTCTATATTACATTTCAATTTTCCACTAAACAAACTGGACTTAGTGGAAGGTATGTTGGTAATTTTGAGATAGAATTTTTAGATGGTAGTGGAACACTTATAGTACCAATTAGAGAAGAATTATTTATTAATATACTTGATGGTTCAATAAAAAAATAATTTATATTGATGGTCTGAAATTAAAAAAGTATCTTTGTAATATTACAAAGATAAAATAAATTTTCACCTTATTACTTGTTTTATATTTATTCTTGTAGTACATTTGCTTAAAATAATATTTTATGAGTGATGAAAAAACAAAAGTAGATAGTGCAGTAATTGAGAATTTCTTACAAGGTTCTGACCCTCAAAAGTATATTGTAGCTATTGAAGCTGACTATGGTAAACCAGTAGTTACCTTGGTTATAAATGAACCAGATTCAGAAAAAAGATTAGAGGAACATACTTATAAACCATTTTTGTGGTTTAAAGAGGAAGCTGGTAAATTAATATATGGTGGTAAGAAGTTAAAACGTATGGCTGCCGCCAAACACTATGGTGTTAAGATAAAGAAATTAAGAACTAGTGATGAAACTGGTTATTCACCATCACGTTTAGAGAATGGTTTTAAGTTTATAGCAACATGTACTGGTCCTTACAAAAATTTAATTAATTTCTTTAAGGATGGTGGTATTGATATATTTAGTAATAACCCTATTGACCCAGAAGATGACCCAGAGGACAATTTAGCACCTAAACAGAGGTCTTTATTTGTTGCGTTTAGCCCAGTTGAACAATTTTTAATTCAAACTGGTAAACGATTATTTAGAGGTTTTGACGATTACGATGATTTACATAGATTTCAATTTGACCTTGAGACTGAGGGTTTATATGCTAATAAAAGTGGTATATTTCAAATCGGAATGCGTGATAATAAAGGTTTTGAAGCAGTAATTGAAACAATCGGTGATGATGGTATATCTAAAAGAGAAAGTGAGAGAGAGAATATAGAAAAGTTCTTTAAAGTAATAGATGCAGTTCAACCAGATATAATTGCTGGTTATAATTCTGAGAATTTTGATTGGCCTTTTATATTTGAACGTGCTTCTAGATTAGGAATGAGAGTTGAGGATTTATCAATTACGTTAAATAGAATCGCTAAAATTAAAAGAAGACCATCTACACTTAAGTTAGGTAGTGATACTGAACATTATGACCAAACAAATATGTGGGGTTATAATATTATAGATATTTCTCACGCTGTACGTAGAGCTATGGCCATTAATTCTGATATTAAAGGTTGGGGTTTGAAATATATCACCCAATATTCAGAGATAGCTAAACCTAATAGAGTTTATGTTCAAGGTGATAAGATAAATACCACATGGGCAGACAAAGTTAATACGTATGCTTTTAACGACACTGACGGTGATTGGTATATGATAACGGAAGATAAGCCACTTAGAGAGGGTTATGTCGTTAAGAAGGGGGATTATATCGTTCAGCGTTATCTATGTGATGACCTTTGGGAGACAGAACAGATTGATAACATATTTAATCAAGCTTCATTCCTTATTTCTAAAATGCTACCAACAACATATATGCGTAGTTCTACTATGGGTACTGCTGGACAATGGAAATTAATTATGGCTGCATGGTCGTATGAGAATGGTTTAGCAATTCCAGAAGGTCAACGTAAAAGAGATTTTACTGGTGGTTTATCACGTCTATTGGAGGTTGGTTACGCTAAGAATGTTGTTAAGTTAGATTTTGCGGCATTATATCCAAAGATTCAATTAACACATTTAATTTTTCCAGATTTAGATATTACTGGAATGATGGAGGGTACATTAACTTACATTGTTGATACACGAGATGAATTTAAGTTTAAAACTGGTATTGAAAAGAAAAAATATAAGAAATTAGAAAAACAATTAAAGGATGGTAGTGATACTATGTCTAAAGAAGAGTTAGAGATAATTCAAGCAGATATTTCTAAGTATAAAGCATTAGCAAATTTATATGATAAGAAACAATTACCACTTAAAATATTAGCCAATTCATGGTTTGGTTCATATGGAGCTCCATATATATTTAACTGGGGTGATACCGATTCAGCTGAAGAGACAACTTGTCGTGGTAGACAATATTTAAGACTTATGGTTAGACATTTTACTGAGAAGTATGGTTTTAGACCTCTTGTGGGTGATTCAGTAACGTATGATACACCAGTATATATTAGATATAAAACAGATGAAAAATATATCGATGTGTTACCTATTTGTGATTTGTTTAATGAGAAATCAGAATTTTTAGATTCAGAATCACTTAGAGATTTTGAAGAAAAACCATTTGAGGTGTTAACACGTAATGGTTGGAAGGATTTAAAATATGTTTATAGACATGGAACAGATAAGAATATACATAGAATAACAACCAAAGATAGGTTGTTAAATGTTACTGAAGACCATTCGTTATTTAAAAATGGTGTGGAAGTTAAACCATCTGATTTAAAAAGATTTGACGTAATTGATACGTATGAAATTCCGTTAAATAATGTTTCAACGATGTTAACTTTAGATAAAGCTTATTTAATGGGTTTTTTCTTAGGTGATGGTTCAGCTAATAATTCAGCTAGGTTACAAAAATACGTTTCAAAGAAAACTGGTAAAACAAATATCAATAAGGGTAAAAGAAGTGATTGGAGAATTTCAAATTCTAGGTTAGATTTATTAGAAAAATTAAGTGGGATATTAAAAAACGAATTTAACATTAATAACTCAATTAAAGACCATAGAAAATCTAGTGGTGTTTATAATTTAATTGTTAATAATTCTATTTTTACAAAAGAGTATTGTGAAAATTTTTATACATCATATAGAGAAAAGAAAATACCGTCTATAATTTTAAATTCAAACTATGATATTAAAAAATCATTTATTGAGGGTGTATTTGCTTCAGATGGTTATGGTGATACAATTAAAGATTGCTCGGATATAGGTATGAAATCTCAAGTAGCTATGGCTGGAATTTCCATGTTATTAAAAGAGTTAGATATTGATTTTAAAATAAAAACTAGGATTGATAAGGAGAATTTTATCTCTTTTAACCTTAAGAATAGTAATAGAAATAATTCAAGTTTTACTAATAAAACAAAAAAGAAAACAAATGAAGTTTGGAAAAATGAAATAATTTCTAATAAGGATAAAAACAATTACGTTTATGATATTTCAACTGAGGATGGGACTTTTGTTTGTGGTATTAATGGTATTATAGCACATAATACTGATGGTTTTAATTTTGCTTTTCCAGATAATGTTGATGAGTTTAAATATGATGCTAAAGGTTCCCATTGGAAGACAGTAGATGATGCTGGTAAACAACTAATTGGTTTGGATGCGGTACTAGCTGAATTTAATGAAGTTTATATGGTTGGTCGTATGGGGTTAGATATTGATGATATTTGTAGAAGTACTATCAATTTTGCTCGTAAGAATTATGCTAACGATATTGATGGTAAAATTAAATTGGTTGGGAATTCGGTTAAATCTAAAAAAATGTCAGTATTTATTGAGGAATTTTTAGGTAAGAGTATTAGGATGTTATTAGATGGTGATGGACATTCGTTTATTAACTATTATTATGAGTATGTTGATAAGATTTATAATTATCAGATTCCAGTTGTTAAAATGGCCTCTAAAGCTAAGGTTAAACTTTCCATTCAAGGTTATAAAGATAAAAGTAAAAAATTAAATAAGGCTGGTAATCCTTTACCTAAACAAGCACACATGGAATTAGCTATGAGAACTGAACTAGATATTAATTTAGGTGATACTTTATATTATATAAATACTGGTACTGCTAAGTCTCATGGTGACTTAAAAAGTGTGGATAAGGTTAAGATAACCAAAAAAGAAAAAGATGTTTATTTTAAAGAGCATGGTAAAAAATTAGTTGTTGATAAAGTAGTTGAATTGAATTGTAAATTAATTGACCCTAAGATAGTTGAGAAAGATTTTGAAAACTTGAAGGAGATGGATATTTTAAATAAAGCTTTATTAAAATTAGATAAAACCGATTCTACATATCAAGAAATTGAGAGTAGAATTAAAGAGATAAATGATAATTTATATACTGAAGAGTTTAATGTTTCTCGTTACTTAAACGCTTTCAATAAAAAGATTAAACCACTATTGGTTTGTTTTAGTGAGGAAGTTAGAGAAAATGTTTTATTAGATATTATTAAATTAAAAGATAAAGTAACTAAGAAAAAAAGTGAGAAATTAAAAGAAAGAACTATATTCACAAAGCAAGAATGTGAATTGGCTTGTGGTTTACCATATAAAGAGTCTGACCAAGATTCTTATGAAGACCTTATGAGAATGGAAGATAAAGAGATTAGATTCTGGGATTCTGTTGATAAACAACCAAATAATATGGAAGTGGATGAATGGGTTGAGGTCAGAGCTGATTATCATGAGCGTATGCGTTTGGCTGTTATTGAAGGTAATGAATTTCATAAAGAGGCTATGGTGGATATAATAAAACATATGGAGTTAGTTGATTTACTTGAAATAGTTAATAATAATAAATTACCAATAGATGTTATAAATATTGCTGATGTTGCAGCTGATGATGATGGTGTTTATTTATTCTCTAGGAAATGGGGTGGTGAACTTTGTAGGTATGATGACTTATTTAAATATAAAAAAGAAGCTAAAGATAGAGATGATTATTATAAATTAGCTAAAAACCATAACAATGATAATCGTTACGAACAATGGTTGGATTATGCTGCTGAACGTGAGGTAATGACTGGTAAGACTATTACTATGGATTTATTTCCAGTGGAAGAAGTGGACCCTTCAACTATATTACCAATGGGTATCATTAGTTTAGATAAAATAAAGGATAATATGACTACATTTAAACTAGTTAAAATAGAAAAGGTTAAAGTTAAAGTTAAAGAGGGTGAAGAAGAAGAAGAAGAAAGTGATGATAATGAGGAAGAAGTTTTTATTTCAGATGTGGATGGTAATTTAATTCGTAAAGATGAAATATTAAAATTAGATGACGGTGTAGATGATACGTTTTCTGATGTACCAGAAGATTATGACCCTAATGAAGAGGGGATTAAATTCGATGAAGATGAAGAGTGGGGGTATTAATAAAAAAAGGGGCGAAAGCCCCTTTGTTATTTTAATAAACCCAAAAACCTAAAGGTCTATGTTTCATTGCAGTATTTAAGTATCCAGCCTCAAGAGCTCCACGTTCAAGTTGTGCTGTAGATGAAAGTCTTAGTAGTCTAGTATCTAATCTTTCCAATACGGCTCTTTTCTCATCGTTACCTTCAGATATAAGACTTTCATAATCCATTGTTCTTTCAGCCTCTGGTGGTCCAATTGTTCCTCCAAACTTACCTCTAGTTCTACCTAACGCTTTTTTAGATTCAGCAATAAATAATTGACGAACAAGTGTTTTTGTAGGTTCATTAAAATCAGCATAATCTAATTTAGATAATGGAACTTGATTTGGCATTTTTATAATATCTGGATTATCAGCTCTACAATCATCTTCATTTTCTGGTGTTGTATCATAGTAATGGTACCATACTTGACAACCAGTAAGATTTACTGAACTACCAGCACCACCTATTGCACCACCAAAAGACATTTTAGAACCTGGTGTACTTAATAAATGTAATAATTTAGTTCCATCTGGACCAGCAGTTATTTTATAGACAAGTTCACTTCTAATAATACGATTTTTTAAATTCATATCAGCAGCAGTTAATAATATATCGAATGCTGGTGCGATATAGTGACCACCATTTCCACCTCTACCACCAGCACCACCACCACCGCCAGCACCACCTACTTGTGAGAATCCACCACCAAAACCAACATCCATTCCACCATAATTGGCTAATAAAGCTTGACTAGTTGCTGGAGGTGTAATCCAAAGTACTTCGTTTACCTCACGACCAGCTGGTAATTGATAAACTTGTTTACCAGATTCCAATTGAACGAAATCTTTTTTAAGTTCCCAAGGACCATTAGTTTGTAGACCTACTTGTTTTGAGTATGCGTAGGTATATTGTGTCATAAAATCAAAATTACGAACACTTAAAGCAAAAGCCATATCAATAGAATCCAAATTTTGACCCAATATTGATTGCCATTGATGTTCAACTAACCATTCTTGAACATATTGAGCATAATCTTCGATAGATATTTCTAGAAGAGTACATAATTGGTCATCGGTTAATTCAATTTGACGTGTAGGAGCACCCATAGAGTGTCTAAATTGTCTATATAACTTTTCTCTTTCATCTGCACTTACTGACATATTTCTTTTTATTATAAATATAAAGAAAAAGAATTAAATTAAAAACTTCTTTGTAATCTCTACACCTTCTTTAATTGTCTTAAATGATACGTTAGGAATTAATATCTGTTTTCCTACTAAAATTATCGGAATTTCATCAGAATTTGATATTTTAATTATATTATCAAAATCTTCTTTATTCTCTGGTAGGTTAATATCTACGTAATTAAATTCTATACCTTCTTCTTTTAAAAGACTCCTTAAATCCTTACAGTAAGGGCAGTCTTCAAATCCATAAACTTTTATCATATTATTTATATTATTTCATTTCATCTAAGTTATCCATCAATAAGTTAGTTATTTCTTCATCACTTAATTTTTTTTCACCCATAATGGTTGATATCACATCTTTTTTATTATTTAACATGGCCCACATTTTAGTTGATATGGTATTGTTGAATAATTGATAATATACATTTACATCGTTTTTTTGACCAATACGAAATGCTCTATCTTCGGCTTGTGCATTATTACCTGGTACCCAGTCAAATGAATTAAATACAACAACAGTAGCTTTTGTTAATGTAATACCAACACCAGCACTTTTTATATTACCAATAAATATTTTTATCTTATCATCATTTTGGAAAGAATCGACAGATTTTTGTTTTTTATTCATCGTCATTAATCCGTTGTGTGTAACAGCTAATTTACCAAAGTGATTAGATAAAATATCTAATTCTTCAGTAAAAGAAGTGAATATAATTACTTTACGTCCCATTTCTAGGGCATTTTCAACCATTTCTATTGTATACGGTATTGCTTGAATTGCGATGAATTGTCTTAATAAAATAAGTTCAACTAAATCTTTTTGTAAATTACCAGTTTTCTTACCTTGCTCTTTTCTAGTGATTAAATACTCATCCCATAAATCGTCATACATCTTCCAACCTTTCTTATCCATATTATGATACATAGTTGTAACAACTTTATCTGGCATATCGATAGCTTCAGTCTTTAATCGCCTTAATAGTATGTTTTTTGTTTTAGATGCTAGTTCATCTAAATTACTAGCACCGTTTGTAATCCATATCTGTTTTCTAACACCACTTTTAAGTGTTTTAAAGAACCTTTTACCATCACAATACCTAACAGCATAGTGTTTCCAATTATTTGCGATAGGGGACTTAATAATAGATAATAAATTAAAGAAATCCATTGGTCTGTTTGCAACTGGTGTACCAGTAAGTAACCAAGTCTTTTCTATACCATATTTAACACATAGTTCTACCATTATTTTACCTCTTTTACTATCACTATTCTTTAAGTTATGTGCTTCATCAATAATACATAGGTCATATTTAGCTTCCACTAGGTTTCTAGCTAGTATTGGTTGTGGCTCACCCTTTTTTGGTTTTTTATCTGGTGCTAATCCATGAAAATTCTTAAGAATATCAAAATTTATTATAGTAAATTTAGCACCACCCCATTTTTGACCATCAATAATAAATGTATCATCACAAAAAACATTTATTTCACGTTCCCAATTTATTTTTGTTGATGAAGGACACACAACTAATATATTTTTAGCACCACTTTCTAGTGCGGCTATAATCGCTTGCATAGATTTACCTAAACCCATATCATCTGCTAGTATACACCCATTTCTAGTCAATAGAAATTTGATACCATCTTTCTGATGTTGATATAAAGTTTTACCATCTAATGCTAATACATCATTATACTTCGAAAAATCAACATCTATATCAATATTTTCAAAATATGGGTCATCCGTAACTTGTGTTTTTGGTAACCAGTACATCATAGAATCTTTTTGATTCTGTTTAAGTTTACCGTATACATGATAAGTTTTTTCTGTTTCAGCCAACACGAACTCAACCAATAATTTTTCTGGTACGAACGATAAATCGCTAGATTTTTTCAATTCTTCACCTAAATATTTGGTAATACCAATAACTCTATTAATATATAATGGTTCTTTATCATGATTATCCAAAATGTATTTAGATTGGGTTTCAGTTAGTCCCAATTTTTTATTTTTTAAATATTCATTTCTAAGTTTCACTAAGTATGGGTTTATACCTTCATAGTTTCCTAGCAGTGTAATAGCTGAATGCCCCCTCAAATCGTCTAAATTAATCAAAATCGTTTTATTTATATTACTTTATTATTACTAAATATAATAAAAACTTTAATAAAAATCAATACTTTGTTACAGATTAACCAAAAGATAAATATTTATAAATAAAACGATGGGAAAGAAGATAACACCTATAACTAGAATTAATAAATTTTTCTCCGAAGAGGACTTCAATTTAGAGGTTGAAATGGGTAGAGAAGCGATTGAAGGAGATGGAAATTTCACGATAATTTTATATCGTGTAAATAGAGAAATGTCTGAAGCTGATAATGTGTACGGAGAAGCATCTAAGGATGGTATTAGATACTTCCCACCAGTTGAGTTGAAGGTTATTCCGATACTGGAGGAAGCTATCAATGCTGCATATAATCCAAATGGTTCATTAAGATTTTTACAAGATGGTAATTTAAATTTTGGTATATATGAGGCACAACTAGTTGAGTTAGAGACTAATATTAGTTATGGTGATTATATTGGTTATCCAGTAACTGAGACTGAGATACGTTATTTTAGTGTTACTAATGATGGTGTTAAGAATTATGATAACAAACATACTATTATGGGATATAAGGGTGCATTTAGAAGTGTAGCTTGTGCTGCTGTTGATGCTAGTGAATTCCGTGGAGTTTAAAAATAGATAAAAATTATGGCAGTACCAAAAGGTTGGAGAAGTAATATAAATATAGTAAATCAAAGAGTTGGACCAGAAAGAAGATTAGAAATTCAAGATGGTATTACTGATAATGGGACCTTTTTACCTAAAGGGATTCTAGAAGAGGATATGGACCAAGGTTTCATGGAATTTTTAAAGGATGATGAAAGAGTAAAATTAACTATAGATGGTGATGTGGTTCCAGTTATTTTCTTAACTATACAAAGATGGACAGAATTTTCTAAAACATGGCAATTTTCAGATAAATATAAGGATATTGATTTACCTTTTATAACTGTTGTTAGGAAACCAGATATTCAACAAGGTCAAAATCAAGCTGGATTATGGAATATACCAGGTGATAGAACATATACTTTCGTAAAAGTTACAACATGGGATGGTGTAAGAAGTGGTGTTGATTTATATAAAATTCCACAACCAACATCTGTTGATTTAAAGTATGAGGTAAGATTATTTACTAATAAAATGAAAGATTTAAATCGATTTAATAGGAAAATTCAAAGAGCTTTCCAATCTAGACAATGTTATATAAATATAAATGGACACCCAATACCTCTACATATTGATAATATTGGTGATGAAAGTAATATTGATGATTTTGAAAATAGAAGATTCTATGTTCAGATGTTTGATATTAAAATGTTAGGTTATATACTAGATGAAGAAGATTTTGAAGTGGTACCTACATCGAATAGAAGTGTTATAGCATTGGAAGTTGAACAAGATAGAGTTTTTGAGGATATAATATTCGAACCGTTGGTTAGAGGTAATGTTGTTAACTTAAGTTTTATCTTTAAACCTCAATCAGAACCACAATTTTCATTTACAGCACAATATGATATGAATATAACACAATTATTAGATGTTTTAGACATTACTAGGATAATTATTAGTATAAACGGTGTTGGTGTATTTGATGGAACTATTTTAGTTTCACCTATCATGGTAAATGCTAACGATATCGTTACTATTAGAGTATATAAAAACTTCCTATCACTTGGGTCGTTTAAATTAATTGGAACTACATCATAATGAGTAATTGGTCAGACATAAATCAAACATTCGTAATTGAACCTTTATCTATCACTGGTGGTTCACCAACTGTTAGTGCTTGTACATCTTTATTTACGAATAATATTATTTCTTGTAGTGGAGACACACAAATATTTTTACGAACTGGAGTTATAACATTTGACGGTAATTTATATACTGATAATCAAATTTCAGCATCAACTATTAATGCTTCAACGTATTATAGTGGTGGTACAAATATAATTGATATTATTAATTATAATAATATAACTGGTGGAACATTTGATAATATTTCAGATACTTTGACATTATTTAAGGATAATGGTAATCAAGTAAATGTAACTGGATTAACAGATTATTATACTACTGGTTCAACACTTATTGGTACTACAGCTTATTTCGATAGAAACGATAGTTTATCAGCATATACATTAAATCTAGATTTATTTAGTGCTGATACATACGTAACTGGTGTTACATTTAGTAATAATCAATTAGTTATTGTTAGAAATGATGGTTCAAATTTGAATACGTTTATTAATACATTTACTGGTTTAACTGTAAATGGTACATTATCATCTTCTAGTATTAGTGCTACAACGATAACATCACTTGAATTTATTGGTGATGGTAGTAATTTAACTGGTATACCTTATGTAACTGGTGGAACTTATTCTAACGGTGATGCTTTATTTATAAACAGTACTGGTGGGACGTTTAATGTAACTGGTTTTACTGATTATTTTATAACGGGTGGGACATTTAATAAAAATAATAAAGTTTTAACTTTAAATAGAAATGATAATCAAGGTGTTGATATTACTCTTCCGTCTAGAATTTTAATTCCAACAACTGCTCAAACTGTTTCAAATGAAACATTAATAATTGATACTATTTCTGGTTTCACTGATGATTCAAATAGTTTTATTGTATCATATGTTAACGCATATAAAGATAATACTGATTTTGGATTTTGGAAAAGAACGTTAGCTATAAATAATGTAAGTGGTGTTGTAACTGTTATTGGTGAGAATTCTGATTTTGATAGGGTATCAAGTGGTATAACATCTAATTCTGTTGTTTATTCAGCTAATAGTGGTAATGTATCGATAATAATAAGTGGTGAAACATCAAAAAATTATAATTGGTCTTCAAATTGGGAGATTATAAAATAAAAAATGATATTTATAAATAAAATTAAAAGTAATGGCAAATAATATTAGGTCAATATCGGTAGGGGTAATCCTTATACAGACTGGTAATGGTGTTCCGACACATATTGCTAGTAAAGGTTCTATTTTTATAGATTTAAATGTACCAACGCAATACATAAATAAAAATGGTGGTGGTGAATGGTTCGTTAATACAACTAGTGGTTTAAATTTAACTCAAGACCAATATAGTGCTATAACTGGTTCAACATCACCTAGTTCAAGTAATGTATTTGTAACT